GCTAACGTCCATGTCCTTAAACATTACTCTTGACAACTGTACAACACCGACTGATTGAACTAACCGATGGACTTCATTTTCTTCCTCTTTAGTCATAAGCTGTTATATTTTAGTTGATTTAAAAGATTGATGCCGCAAAGGTACGCATTTCTAATAAAAGTAATTTGTTTTTGATTGATTTTTGTGTTAAACTTTATAAAAAGTAACAATTCGTAAGTTCCGTTACCGCTTCTCTGTTACCAAAATAACACAAAATGGTAACAATAGTATTATGACGATTCGTTTGCCTCTATTATAAATTCTCCTCCTTCTAACCAAATCTCAACCTCGTACCCTCCATCGAGAATCTTATCAATTTCCTCTTCGGTCGGTATTTTCCTCAATATCTGCTTCATCTCTCTTATTGATTATATTCTTGGCGATATTCATAAAAATCGCCTTTTCTGTGTATTTATATTTCAGTTTTATTGTATCGAAATGACCTTCTATATAGCAGTACTCATAGAATTTCTGTGGTAGCTTCGCCATTATCCTGCGTTTCGTGGCATACTCATTATAGTGTGACATAATGCCGAGATATGAATTGACAGAAGCAATCTCCTTTCTAATGCCCTCAATCATTCCCATTTCAGAAGCTTTACCTAGTCTTTCTACGGCAAAAGCAAAACTATTGATGGTGTGGTTGGCAACATATATCCTATTTGGCTTAATAACCGCACCAGTAAACTGAACACCCTTTGAGTAATGCTGTAGATAGAATTTCTTCTCATTGAGCCTTAAACCGAGCTTTCCGAGTTCTGTTCTGAGCATAGTGATGATAGGTAGCAGTTTCTCCTTACCCTTACTTACGAATGATATATCATCCACATACCTATTATGTCTTACGCACACGGCATCAATCTTCCAATCGATGGTATTCAGCAAGAAGTTGGCGAATAACTGAGCGAACAGATTACCGATAGCGATACCTCTGTCTTCTCCGTTAGTGAACAATGACTTCTCCTTCGGGATGAAATTCCACATCCAAAGCGGGCTCCTTCGCTCGCAATTAAGCTCTGGTCTGTGTATGACTACAAGATTACAAAGCCATCTAAGGTCTTCCTTATCGTCTCCTTCATAGTGCGCTACAATAAAATCATCGACCATCTTCGCTAGCTTAGATTTAATGATACTCATAAAGAATCCCTTCAAATCAACCTTCATTACATAGGCATCCTTGGTATAGTTCTCGCTCTCCTCACGAATATCTTCTGCCAATTGAATAACACCAGCAAGCTGTCCTTTTCCTTTGCGGCAGTTGTATGTTCTGCCACAGAATATCCGTTCAAACAATGGCTCTAGCCTCAATGCTATGTAATGATGGATAACCCTATCTCTGAACTCACCAGCAAACACCTCCCTATAACGAGGGTATCGGACGACAAAGCAGATAGATTTTCCGATTTTATACTGACGTAAGTTAACTTCATTCATAAGTTCCACAAGATTGTGAACATAATCAAGCTCGAACTCCGTAGCTCCGACTGTGCTCCGCTTTCTCTTACGGCAGTCAAAATATGCTTCTAATATCGTTTCAAAATCTATCATTTACTATTTATCCTGAATACGTCTTCTTTATTAGTGCTGAAACTGGACGAACCCTGTTCTGATTGAACTTATAGTTGTTGTTCACGTTGCCATCGTTCAGATTCAAGTTCCAAGCGTTGGTCGCCGAGTTCTGGGTTATCACTACATTGTCTTGTTCTTTACCATATATGATGGTAGTAGCCCATTTATTCGGAAGACTGTTCTCCTAGTTTGGCTTACCTCCCTAGCACTGACTACGTTCACTCTCTAACCTTTTAAGAGCTTCGATGAGCGAACCCTTCCACGCTGTACTTTGCCGTCCTATACTATCCATCAGCAGAAGCAGATTTGCCAACCTGCCTCTACCTTTTATCCACTGATGTCCTCCTGCTATCTCTATCAAGGTATTCAGTAATTCCAAGCTTGATTGCAGCTCGACCATATCGTTGATTCTCGTCTTCAAATCCTTACCCATATATACCCTTGCTATAATATGAAGAGACTCGATGGCTGTGCGCTCGATTCTATCTCCTACAACATATCTTTGGTCTTTCGGGAAGTCTTTGATGATATAAATTACCTCATTAAGAAACTTCTTCATATCTCTGTAAACCCTCGTCTTGCTTGCAATCTTTGCTGTCATTATTGATTACCTTTTTTTGGTTATAACTTGCTTGCCCACGCCTTTAAAGGCGTGGGAGTGAAAAGAACTAACTACTAACTACTGTAAAAATGCTGAAACTGGACGAACCCTGCCCTGAATGAACTTATAGTAGCTGCCCACGTAGCCATCGTTCAGCTCCAAGGCCCAAGCGCCGGCCGCCGAGGACTGGGTACTAGTCCAATACCAAGTCTGCTGGAGCTGCGTAGCACCACTAATCTTTGACAAGGCATAGTTTATCTTGTCAAAATTAGCCCAAATCATCACCAGCTCGCCTTCTGATGGTAGCCACCATTTTCCTGCGGTCAAGCCTTTGCCGTTCGCGTTCGTGCGAGAATACTTGTTACAGAATCCAGCGGCATAAGCCTCCGTGTTTGTAACATTGCTTGAGGTACTTCCGTTGATGATAGCGGTTGTATTTGCCCGACCTGCAAAATCATTTAGTGAGGTTATTCTATCGCCCGTTGTAGTAACTCCGCTAATCTGTACGGAACCTGATGTATCTGATGATGATGCAGGCTTAGAACTCCACTTTTTACCTGCTCCTTCGGTTGGAGCTATTACGAGATATCTTCCGCCTTCAACAAGAAGAACACCTTCCGCTACTTCTCCGCTATTCTGATAGGATGCCCAAGAGTTCACTCTTACGGCAATAGGATAATCGTCGTTCTTGCGATGGAACATAATGAATACACCATCGTACAACTGATTTATATCTGCTCTGATGGCATCCTCCATCGTTACTTTACTAGCATTTGTTATCGCTTCCCCGTTAGCAGACAGCCAATCGCTGATTTTTCTTGTCTTTATAGCCATAATCTTTTGACTTTTAAATTGTTATTATTTGATTACTCATTATCTGATGATGTCGCATTACTGATGGCGGTGTTTACTGCATCAATGAAGCAGGGAGCAGTAGTGCGCTCAACGAGTTCTTTGATGATTTTCACCTCGTCATCTGTGTACTCCGTCTCGTCACTTCCATTCCACATCTTCACGGCAAGAGCCTGTCCTGCCAATCCAAGACCTGCCCCCTGAGAGTAGATGATATTCGCAATCTGCTTGCGAGCGTTAATAACCTGACACTGATTCTTGTCGAGTGTCATAAATACTTCCAAATGTTCTAATTCTATCTTCATAATCTAATTAATTTTAGTTTGTCGAATAACATACAATCCACTGACCACCGTTGTACCATAGCCAACTAACCTGACCTCTAGTATCTGAGTACCACGTTGTTGCTGAGCTGGCTCGGCGAACATCGTATATTCCTTTGTCTGATGAAAACGTCAATCTGCTTCCTCGCTGGATGATGGTATAGCATTGCCCATATTTCGGAGAAGATGGCAGATATATCGTTATTGCCGAAGTGTTGTAGCACTCAACCGTGTGATGATACTCGGTTAGTGTTTGATAATTAGCAGCCAAGCGAACAAATGATGGTCGTAAACCTATTACATCTCCACCTCTAATTACGATAGCATGGTTACCTTCATACGGATTCGTCATATCAAAACTGCCTGCCTGGTCTGCCCAACGTGTAAGCAAGTCTAACGCCGTACACATCTTTCCTCCGGAAATGGGGTCTGATGGCATTGAAGTACCAGCGTCTATATGAATTAATATGCCTGTACTCAAATTATTAGACGGGCTTGTTGTAGAAAATATCCGTAGTCCTGTTTTCATATAACTTCCGCAGGTAATGAAATAGCCTTCACCGTGCAGATAGGCTTGATTCATAAACTTCAGACATTCATTCGTCAGACCCATACCTTCCGTTTTTCCGACTGACCCTATTGAATAATTGCCAATCTCGAAACCTCCTATACTTCCGCTAGTAGCGTTTATCCTACCAGATATATCTACATCCGTTCCTTTAAAATGTCCGCTCCTCTTTACCGCAAACGTAGCCGAATCTCCAGTTTCGCCTCCAAGCCATAAGCTCCAGTCGTTAACATCCTTAACCACTCTGAACGAGCCGTACATCTTACTATTAGTAGTATCAGTCGGATTGTACAGATTTATCTGATTACTTCCGAGCATATTGATGGTTGCATTCTCAGCAAGGAGAAGCTGCGTGGCTATCGATGAGTAATTATTCATCAGCGACCAGTGCCCGTCAGTCACGCTAGGCGAAGAGGATGTATAGGTGCTTGTACACTGATACCACTTTCTATCTACGCACACCACATCAACGTATTCTTCTGCTCCAGAGCCAGAGAGATATTCATAGTTGCCTGACTCAAATCCGTCATGCTCACGCATCAATGCGCCCTTCGTTCCCCTTGTAGCTACGGAAAAAGAAGGGGCACTGCTGCTGCCATTTGTATAGACGAAAACAGTACGTGTCCATAGATACGGATTTGCGTCCGTGATATTTTGGACTTCTTTATGCCAAGTACCATTAGGCGCAATAGTACCACTGCTACCTACCTGATAGGTCACCTCCGTACTCTTGATGCCGTTGCCAGTTGCTCCAGTAGCACCCTTGATATAAGACCATTCATATTTTGATGGGTCAGTAGAATCAGTGCGGTTAGTATCTACAAGCACTCCTATGTAAACGTAATCACCACCATTAGGATTGGTTGCGAATGTACCATCCGCTTTTTTCCAGGCGATATGGGTGTAATACTGCACTGCTGGTGTTCCTGGGTCACCTTGAATCTTTCCTACATTCTCAAAACCTCTAGCGTGAGTAGAGTCAGTCTTAGATGTACCAGTGTACACCCACAGATAGCCGCTAATGATATATCCATCGCCCAAGGTATTGCCCGATGTAGGCAGCTCTGACGTACTACCTTTTGACCCCTTGATGGTTACAGAAGTTCCATCCTTGCCATCCTTACCGATATACGTATAGGTGATATTCTCCGTTGTCTTGTTATTGCTCCAAGTGTAGGTTGTCCTAGTCCAAAGGAACTTGCCCTTGTTGGCTGCTACACTCGCATCGGGCGCGGTAGAAGTCCACTTCTTGGCTTCACTCACGCTCGATGTGATAGCGTAATCGACAACGGTCTTGGTAACGTAGGGAGTATCACCGCTTTCTCCCTTTTCTCCTCTCTGAGAGGATGAGATTGAGCCAGTTACTACTGCTAAAACCTTTACCATAGACTATACTATTTAGCTCCTGTTATCGAATACACCGCACCCTTATATTCTCTGATACCAGCTTCGGTAATCGTGAACGTATTGCCTTCCTTGGTAATAGCGGAATTGATAGGCACACCTGCGTTGGAATAGAGCGACATAGAGAATGTTACTCCAGTCTCATTAGCCGTTGAACCTCTCTTGCGCATATATGGCTTATAGACAATCTTGCCACCTGAGTTCTGAATGAAGTTCTCAGCTACAGGGTTGTCGTTCCCATCCGTAGGGTTTGGATAGAGAATATACTCGTCTGACACGTCATTGATAGTCTGTGTGTCGGAAGCGTAGAATTCTTTACCCTTGTATGCTTCACACTTAACGATGATGGAAGAATCCACGTCCGTCTCATTGATGGTGAATGTAGCGGAGGTGCTGTCCTGCTTGAGTACCCATTCGCCACTAGTGTCTGGCAAGTACCACTTGAACGTATATCCAGTAGATGTAACCGTACTGCCGTCCGTAACCTGTGCCTTGACAGTACAGGTTCCGCTCTTCTCCGTAATTGTGAAGAGATTCTTGGTTGACGTTGCGATGATGTTCATACGCTTGGAATCAGTCACACCTTCGGCTATATATACTGGGTACATAGCTTGAAGTTTCACACTTGTGTTTGATATGGATATATCAACCTTACAGACAATAGTGAATGAATCGCCATCATTGACATTGATAAGGTTCTTGTTGACGGTCAATGTTGGATTACCGTCCGAATCAGAGCCTTCTGTAAAATGCCCTGTCACACCTCCGAATGCGGTAGTGGATACGTGTGAAGCATTGAATGCGAGCGTTACACCTGATACTATCCAAGTCGGAGTGCCTTTAGAGAGGTCAAACGAATTGCTAGCACCCTGTTCTGCCGAATATGCCTGCATAACCAACTTCGGCTTAGTCGCACCGCTCGCCTCGAAATTAGGCACAACATTGGAAGGTGATGCAGGGTTGCCATCATAATTCTGATACACATCGCCAATAGTACATTGCAGGATTGGGTGCAACGTAGTACCATTGCTTGAGACAACAATCTGTCCTGTTACCGTAGCTTTAGTCATCGCTTACCTCGCTTTCTTCTTTAGTGTCTGTATTATTCTCGGAAGACGAATTACCACCGCCATCCGAACCGATATAGTCATTGTTTCCTGTGTCACCCTCGCCGCCAAACTCGACTGGAGTGTAGCAGGATGCAGGAGTGTCTGTCGTTCCATTGATTTCCGCAAGGGCATCGCTCTCAGCTATCAGCGAGCCGCCAACATTTGCTGCTCTCTCGTTGAGGTTCACGCCATCCACACCATTCAGTTCACTCTGATAGAGCAGGCAATTACCGTCGCTCGTCATTGTCAGCGGAACTCCGCTTCTGATAATAGCCTCTGCAACCTGCTTCGTAACCTTAACGTAGTATTTCATAATTCTTTATTTTTTTAAGTTAGACAAAATTATCCGTTATTCTCGTCAATCTCCCTTGATATGATGTATTTTCCATTCTCATCTACAAGGGCATTTCCGTTCTCATCAACAAGAAGCTCGTAAGCTCCTCTGTCTTCGATGGTGAGACGAATACTCTTCTTTGCTTCGAAAGGGCATTGGAACGTTTCACCATATCCTAGCGTTTCTGCACTCTGTGTCATTGTGGTAACACCATTGTTCGTGCTCTTGCCGTATGTTATCTTCTGCCATTTAGCTCTCAGCACTTTTCCCCACACGGATGGTTCGATGACTCCATTGTTGTCGCTGACTACGGCTTGGCAGACAACAGACGTGGTATCCTCGTTGAGTCCGAAGCCGTCACCGATGAACTGAGCCGTGAGTGGTGGAATGGTTCTGTTGATGTACGTAACCTTTCGAGCATCGGCATCACGGGGAGATGAAGGAATACTGCCGCTATAGATATAGCACGCTCTCAACTCATATCCGATGCCTTCGCCTATCATATCGCAATCAATAGTGATAGACGAAATCTGACCGTTCGCACCCTTGGTCATTGCCGTAATCTCGTAATTCTCGGCATCGTCAGCAGAAGTGATAAGCTGTCTCGTTCCGTTGTCAAGAATACGATACCACCATATCCTCGTCTTGCTGTCAGCCGTCTTATCCTTCGCTCCAACCATAATCCTTGCGGTAAGAGTTCTTAATGAAGCGTGTTTAAGGGGATTCCAAAGCACCGTAGGTGGACTATCCAGCATAATCTCAGCTCTTGCGTTAGTGCAGTCTTCCAAATAGAGAGCCTTATTAGCAACGAATGTGTACTTATATCCGCAAACTGGGTCTGTCCAGTTTCCTTCAAATCGCATTGTTCGTGGCTTGCCTAGAACGGAGTTCTGCTTGATATAGAGAGTTCCCTTATCCGTTCCTTCCCTCACGGCTTCATACCCTGCCTTCACACTTGAATTCTCACTTGTGGCTACTACCACGATGCCGCTAGATGTCACCTCAGACCATTTGAATGAATCCAACTGACTGTTGAAGTTTTGCGTCTCCCCTGGATTATCTGGGTCGATAAGATAGCAGGCTGGAAACATCGTACAAGGGCGAATAGAGAAGTCGGGAGAAAATGAGCCTTCGATACCATCATACTGCTGCCTGTTGATGATATTTCCAACTATTTCTATGCTGACGGACTGAGAGTAAGCCACAGGTTGTATCTCCATCATCTTGTCAACGCTAACCGCTAATTCTTTAGCCATATTCTATTTATTTTAAAAGTTCAACATTAGAAATTAACACTCACATCCTCGGAATACATCGTCTCTCCATCCTTGATTTGAGCCTCGCATTTGAAAACAACCGTACCGACCTGAAAAGCCGAGCCGCCGAGGTCTTCATAGGTCAAATCAACCGACAATCCGCAGTTGGCGTGAGAGAGTGCCCATTTGTTGTCTGCCGTTGTGTCTCCGCTATCCCTAGTCCATACAACATTGACCATGGAGTCGGTCACGTCTTGATTGTAGAGTCTGCCGATTACCGACAGAGTGGTGAATACCTTCCAAGAGCCATCAGCATTCGTTGCCATCAAGTCGTTGAGACGGAAGTTCCACAGCTTCGATGATAACATTTCGAGGGTGAAATACGGATTACCTTCCACGAATGCCCAAGCGGTAGATGAGTAGGTTGGCGGCTTCGTTGTCTTGTCTTCGAGGCACTGCCATTTGCATCCGAGATAATAGACGGTATCAATCGTTCGGTCGCCATTGCGGTAAGGGTTATCGCCTTGCGCCACAGCCAAGCTCCAAACACCTCTGTCTCTTGTCGTGTAGATAGGATTGCCTTGATAATCTATCTGTTGGAATGATGCAGCCATCATCCACTTAGCATAGAACGCTCCGTCTCGCTTATTGGCGGTAGGGAAGTCTTGGAAGAGGAATGACAGCGCATCTGGCAGCTTACCCATTGCAAGGGAATAGTTTGTCTTGTCGATGATAGGCTTGGTAACGTGGTCGAGCCACACAAGCAACCCTTCAGAAGATGATATATACCAGCAGCTCTGTCTGTCTTCATCCACCGCATTTCCCCAACGAATCAGTCTCGCCAGTTCGCACGGCGGATAGTTCTTCTTGCTAGGACATTCGTTGTCGGGGTAGCATACAACCGTAATGGTATTCGTTACGGTGTTCACCGATAACACTCGCAGCCACATATCGTAGTACTTACCGCTCTCTGCCAAGGTATTGATGGAAGCTAAGACAACATCGTTTTCCTTGAATGCCGTAAAGTCGTTATCCCACCGCTTCTGAAGCTTCAAGTCGTAAGTTACATTTCCGCCTTCCATTGCCGCAGGAATCTCTGTAACAGTCTCAACCATTCCACTCTCAGTGAAGACGAAATTGCTTTCCATTGCCGTCTGTCGGTTCACGATGAGTTCCTTTGTGATGATAGAGCTTCGAGACGTGATGCTCTCAAACTCCGCATTGCCCAGCTCGTCAATCCTTCCACCAGTACCGAAGAGCATTCCCTGAATGAACTCTCCGAAGGTTGCGCCCTTCTTAAATTGAGATAAGTCTTTTGCTGTCAATCCTTTCAAGAACTTCTGCACCTTCTCCCAAGTGATAGTACCCTTGGCGGTGTCATCGTTTATCTTTGACAGGAAACGCTTACTTCCTTCTGTCGCAACCTGATTCTTGACCTGTGTAGTTGTCAATCCTGCTCCGGTTCCGCCATTTCCGTTTTGAAGAGACGAGATCTGCTGCTGAATCTTCTGGATGGTTCCAACCTCCTTGTCCTCGCGAAGTGTTATGTCGTATGTCGGAATCTTTCCATCTTCTTCCTTGATCGTGAGCTGGTCGATAGAGATGATTCCTTCGATATTGAGGTCTGTATCATTGAAGTTCATCAGGTCGCCGGCCTTCAGTGTATCGTGGAGGCTCTTGATAACTCCGGTTTCGTCAGCCTGCGCCAGATCGTGCTGTCTTGCCATGAAAAGCTCATCAACCTTAGGCTGATAGACATATCTTGTGTAGTCATTCTTATCAAGGAGCGCAATGGCATACTTAAGGAGCTTCAGTGATGCGGCTTTTACATACGAATCAGGAAGAGTGATGCCGGTAAGAACGAAATGGTCTCCACTCTTGATCGGGTAGTCCTTGTATGGGAACCACAGCTCAAGAGCATCATCCTTGCTCCTCTCAATAGTAAGTCTCAATCTACCATCAACCTTGGTTGAGGATGCCACTTTGAATGTTCGTCCGCCGCACATACCATCCTTCATAGAGATAGAGAAGTCATCATCCTTAAGGTCGTTGATGTCGAAATCGATAGCCTTATTGAGGTGTATATCAATATTCTTTACTGTTTCGTTGTCGCCAAACCTTCCGTCGTCATCAGGAGCGACACCTTCGTCAATCTCATCAACACGCACACCACCGATTTCCATTTCCTCGATAGTAGGGTAGATTTCAATAACTCCATTCGTCTTATCATCTGTATCAAAGAACTGCGATGCCGAACGGAGTCCAATCTCCTCTATATTGAGAGAATCGATGTATGGCCTATATGGATCAGTAGAGAATTTATGCAGTTTCCCGGTTGGATTCACATACTTCTTTTCCTGTTCAGTAAGAGAGTCGTAGAAATCACTCAGAGATACGTGAGGAAATCCTGGCAGCATAAGCCTGTTTACCGCCATATTGTTCGGAAGATTCTCCGCATACTCCTTCATCGATGAAGGAACCACCTTCTTGTTGAGACCGGACGTGATATACATCTTCGTGTTTCCGGCATTGACCTGAGCGATGAATGCGTCGAGTTTCTCCTTCGATTCCTCGTCTCCGCTATCTACCTGTCCTCCCTTTAACTCGGAGTAGAACCTGCATTTGCCAGAGCTGCCAGACTGTGTTACATAACCGGTAATTGTAGTCTGAAAATCGAACGTTACCTGAAGAACCCATCCGTTAGACTGCTCCTGAGATTCGCCGGAAACGACGTATTTTCTCTTATTCTTGAAATACGTCTCTATATAATCGATGTCCAATTCGAGTTCAACATTCGTGCTTGCCCCGATGACTTTTGTAATATTCGCAACGTACTTGACACCAAGGTCCGCATAGTAATGAGAAGGAAGATTCTTTTCGGAACCGTAAGCCCTCAGTCTTGTAATGACGCTCTGTTCAGAATCAGCGTTCTGCACAATCTCGTAGAGTCCCTTGCCGAGACCATAGGAGAAGATGTGTCCGGCTTCAATTCCTGTAGTACCGACATAGATGTTTCTTCCTCTGACTATGAAGTTTATGTCCCACTTCTCGTTCACAAGCGCAAGGGCCTGCCAACAGGTCTGTGAGTCCACTGTAATAGACATCGATTCGATGACGTTATCTTCGGTTTTCTCTCCATAAACCGACAACCACTCACTTTCAAGGGCTCCACGCTGAACGGAACGGTCCTTGTTTCGGGAGTAAATCTTCCAAAGACCCGCACCAATCTGCTCGTCGAGGTTCGCCTGGATCCTGTCGAGCAAATCGTCCAAAGTCTGTACGAAGAATGGAAATTTCGGTAGGGAAGTGTAGTGAAGTTCGTTGTCGTTCAATACCACATCGAGGAATTCAGCTCTAGCAAGCTCATCCTGCAATGCGTTGAACTTCACGCTGTCATATACGAAGCCCTCTCCGTATGTGTCGGGTCTGGCCTGCTTATCCTTGCCCGGCTCGTAGTTGAGCTCAAAACGCTCGCCACGATAGACAATATAGTCGCCTATCTGAAAGTTGATAGGCACTTCATGCTTGAAATTGATAGTCACGAAGCACTCACCCATCCAAGAATCGGAGTATTCCAATCCATGAACGGTTATCTGCTCTCCGTTAACGTCTGTCAGCTTCGAGCCATCCTTATGATAAATATTCCAAGTACTCATGTGTCTGTGTTATCCTAAATTTGAAATCCTGCCCTGCGCATCCATAATTGGCTTGATGTCAGTAACAGGGTCGTTAATTTTGAAAGTAATAGAGAGGACTAGCAAGTCCTCGTTGCCCGGGTATCTGTACAGGTCTGGATCAATGCTCTTCAGTCTCACATGCTGCCTTCCTATCTTGTTGAAGTCGCAGTACATCTTCATCATGCCAGACTTGCGGAGATAGTCGATGAAAGCCTTACACTTCTCGTTTGCGCCGAAGGCATTACCCTTGAACAGAAACTTGACCTTGTTCTCGTATGCCGCCATATAGAGACCATCCTTGCCAATATACTCGTCGTCACCATGCTCGTCGTGCCATTCCCTTTTCACAGGTTCCTTGACTGAATCGCAAGGCTTGAACGGACTCTCGCTAACATACATACCGAAGTCGGCGATGGAGTCCTTCACCTCGTTCCCATCGCCTTCCTTCTTCATGTATATCCTGAAATAATCTTTCATACCTAAATCAACTATTTATAAATGCAAATATACAAAATAATACATAAATATGCAAGTAAGTATGTATAAAAATACATAAATTAACACGTACTTTCATAGGCTAGAATAAAAAGGGTATGAGAGTTACCCCATACCCTTAGTCGTTATTTCATCTTCAAAGACTTCGTTCCGTTGAGAACTCTGTTGAAGTTGTCATTGTACTCCGTAAAGATACTTTCGATTCTCTCGGCAGCATCCGCATTGCGTAACGTATTTCGAGCAATCGCATTAAGCTGCGTCAGCTGAGATTTTGCAATCTCGCTCATCTCTGGATAGTACTTAGCCTGCTCTGCGCGGATAACTGAGCAATCGAGCCTAATTGCGTTGAGGTAGGAGGCAATCAAGTCTCCTGTTTCCTCAGTAATGCTCTTAATGGAATTCCTAGAAGAAGAACTGCTGTTGTCGGACCATCCATATACTTTCTTAAGATAGTCACGAGTAGCTTCTATCTGCTTTGAGAGCTCATCTGTGCTGTTCTTTACGTCGGCATACTCGGCTCCTGTGTATTCTGAAATGACATTTCCGTTGGAATTCTTAATCTTGTCACCATTCTCTGCGTACCCCTGAGCCTTCTTCAAAAGAGCCTTAATCTTGTCTCCATATATATTCTCAATCATGGAGTTCAAGATGGTCTTCTTCAGATTCTCCTCGAAATGATCAACGAGACTGTCTGACGTGTTAGCCATAGTTGACATTGCATCACCCCAGGAAGATACCAGGTCAGAGAACTTATTGCCGGTAAGCTTTTCGGTCAAAGCCTCGATCATATCATCAGCCTTCTCTCCGTACTGAATGAGCTTTTCCAGGTAATCTCTGAAATCTGAGTCCATGCTAGCCCAAAGGCCGGTATAATCCTTCTTTATCTTTGAAAGAGTATCAGCATCCATATTGAGCATGTCTTCCATACCATTGAACTGAACCCCGTACTTCGAAGAGATTTCGCCCGCTACGTCACGCCAATTCTGGCCATTGTACTTATATGAACCCTTCCACATTCTATATTTGATAGAGTGGGAGCCGACTGACGCACCTGAATTAAGCCTATTCTGCGCAATTACCTTAGTCTGCTCGATTTCGGCTTTAAGCATTTCCTGAGCCTCCTTGGATGCCTCTGTAGCCTCAGTACCCCAATGGATATTCATGTACTCAGTCTTCTTGGAGATGAGAGAATCCCAAATTGAGGTAAGGTTATCGTACTCAGCCTTCGCCTTTTCGTAACTGCTGTAGTCTGCGCCGAATGCTTTGATGAGTGAACCGCCAATACTCAACGCTGCGGAAGCGGCTGCTGCGTATGGACCAGCACCTTTAAGAAACCCGAGATCCTTCATTTTACCGAGGGTATCAAAAGCTCCGGCTGTACTTGCTGCCGAAGATAATGCGCCTGAAGCACCACCTGTAATCTGGCCGAGAATGGAATCTTCTTCACCCATAGCCTTAAACAGATTGATTACCGGGTCAAGAACCGTGTTGAGCGCCTGCATCTTCGTCGCAAGTTCAGAGATTGCTTTAGATGAGTCGGCGTACGCTGACTGCTGATCATTCTTCAGACTCGCCTTTGTTCTTACGCCGCCTGCGATACCAAGTCTCGAAGCCTCCTCCTTGCTAACGAATATCTTCGCAGTATCATCCATACCGCCAAGGCGCTCATTTATGAACTTCCCGATAGCCTTACCGCGATTCACTCCTCCGAAGATGAAGCCGAACGGGTTTCTGCTGATTTGCTCATTTCTGAGCTTATCTAGGGCATCTCTGAGTTGTTTGATGGATTCTACAGATAAACCGGTAGTCATAGAAAACTGGTCTATCTTCTCGATCATAGAGTTGATTGTTGCCGAAGATACCCTGTCAAGGTCATCGAAGATGGCAACCCAGTCCGACTCCTGCTTGAACTGCTCGAACTGAAGCTTCGCAACTTTCTCGTTGTGAGCCTTCGTTGCGCCCTCTCTGGCTCTCTCCCTCATCTGTGGGTCTTCGATACCTTTGATGAGTTCAAGCTGTCTCTCGTATTTGAGGTTCTCATCCTCAATCTGCTGAGCAATGGTTGCATTTTTTTCAATCAGGCTAGCCATCAGGTCGATGGTCTCCTTCTTGATCTTGTTGTTCTCATCTTCCAGCTTCTTGCGAATGTCATAAACACGGGTCTCTTCGCCATACTTATCCTTGACATTTTCAAGACTCATATCCTTAACCTCATCCGTAGTCAAGTTAAGACCGGACTGAATGTTATCGTGCCTTACCGCAATATCGAGCTGCTCCTCCAGGAACTTTTTGTAAGTGTCAAACTGAACAATTCCACCGAAAGCTATATTCTGAGCACCTTTCTTGTTTCCGGTCAGCTCGTATATTTTCTTATACGTCTCGTACTGTTCGGATATAGTATCAAGCTGCTTGTTAAGCACATTCAGCTCGTCTCTTCGCTGGTCTTCAAGAAGTTTTCGGTTTTCAGTCTGAATACCTGCCTTCTCATTTGCAGCGTAGTCCAATCTGTCCTTCGTTGACGCAGGGAGAGTCTTCAAGAGCTCCTTGATGGAAGTCTCGTAGTTGGTGTAGTCAGAGATAGGGAACCTCTTCTTGTCACCAAAGATGGACTCAAACTCTCCGTCATTAGCAAGCTGACCAAGAGCACCTTCTCCATAAAGCTCCTTAAACTTCTTGATTTCAGCATACATCTTCTTGTATAAGTCGATGCGCTTCCTCAAATCTTCAAGAGCCTTATCTGTCTGCGCGCCTGTTGACCTACGGCCACCGGTTTTCTTGTTTTTCTTCTTGTCGTCACCACTAAACCATTCGCCCCAGTTATCATGATAAGCCTGCATCTTGAGTTCGTACTCCTTCTGCTTCTCTGTGTACTTATCAAGAGAAAGCTTGCCACGTGCGAGCATGTTCTTTCTGGTGTTGAGTTCCTTTTTGGCAGCAGTAATGTCCGACTCCGCGTTACTCTTTGCTTTATCGTAGTCGTCTCCAGCATCCTTTCCCCAACTCTTGACGTACTTATTCTTCTCGTGATAGTCATAACCGCTACCCTTAAGATTTTTCTCAAGCTGCTGAGTTAGATCCGAGTCATCGTTCCTGAATACGAGATGAATGACAGCCTCGAATCTATCAGCCGCAAGCATTCGCTTCAATGCGTCTGATGCAAAAGGATAGTCTTTCTGAACCTGAGCCGCAGCATCCTTCATCATGTTTGAAACCTGGACCTTCTCTGCATCTGTCAATTCCTGGTTGTTGCGAATCTTGTCGCCAATCCAAGGGAACGAAGTGTTTACTGCGTTATCGAGAGCATCCTTGAATTTATTCTCGTAGAAGCCTGTTTCAACACCCATCGCATTAAGAACGTCAGCACGGAACTGATCAGAAACATCCTGGTTCCATCCCTGCTTTGCAAAGAATGACGAAAGAATCTGGTTAGCCTTACCCTGTAACTTTGGGCTGTTGCTAATATCTCCAAGCTCATCAATGAGATAATCTCGCATGGCTTTCACCTCATCCTTATACTTTTCCTCCCAGGAGTTGAAGCTAGCAAAGTCGGATTGGGTGGCATTAATCATATTCGCCTTTGCGGATGCTGAAGAGAACGCTTCTGCTATCTCCTTTGCAGAAGACAGTTTCTCGTCGAATCCCTTATAGGTATCCTCGTTAGAAAGAGATTTCTGAGTGCTCTCCTCAACCTGTTTGAGAAGGATGAGCTGTTCTTTGAGATACTTAAGTCTATCCTCATTCGATTTCTTTTCGAGAAGGCTCATTGTGAAAGCATTTTCCTTTTCAGGAGCAATCTCCTTCAGCTTTTCCTTATATGCGTCAATAAGGTTTTCTATCTCTTTCTCATCGCCGTCCTTAATGGCTTTATCCGCATCGTTATCGCGAAGGAACTCGCCAATCTTAGTGTATCTGTCTTTCAGTTCGTCAGCAGTAGTCTCCATGTCTTGCTTCAGCTGCTGATGCTTCTGCCAGTAGTATGCAAAGATTGCAGATCCGGCAGAGATAGCGATTCCAGGAAGACCGCCAAGAAAACCGATGATAGAACTAAATCCGGACTTCAAGCCTCCGAGAAGCAAACCTCCTGCTGCTCCCCATTTGCTAGGGCTAGCCAATCCCTTCAGAACTCCACCAAGGGAGATTCTGTTTACCTGCCCCTCCTGCTTTGTGAGAGCCATACCTTGCTTGTACATCTCCTTGGTTATCTGTCCGGTAACATACAAGCGTCTTAGCTCAGCTTTTGTTATCGCATTTGCCTTTGCGAGTGCCTGGATATCCTGAATCCGAATCTGATTTTTATACTGAAGAATCTGTTTCTCCACGGGAGTTATTTTTTCTCCACGCAAAAGCTTGAGTTCAGCTTCTTTCGCAATATTTCCCTTTGAGTTCAGTATTCTTTTCCCGATTCCGCCCTCCAAGGTCTTTACTCCACGCATAAGAGCAGGTCCGGCGAATGCTGCAACCATAGCAGGACCTAAGACGTGAATTTGCTGCACGAGATTGGTAACAACATCAAGGATACCCTTGAAAGTTCCACCTATAATATTCTTGCCGTTAGCAAAGTCGGCAAGCATGATTTCCCAGGCATCCTTCAGTTTATTGTAACGTCCGAGCAAAGTCTCACTCAGAACCTGCTGCATATTATAGAACTGACCACCTGCATCAGTCATCTGCCAGAAGATAGACTTCACATCATCAAAACTTACATCTCTGCTTGATATGCGAGTCTTAATCTCTGATGTAGAGACATTTCGCCCCTCTTGCTTAGAGTAGAACTCAGATAACTTTTCAAGCAGAGGAATACCTGCATAAGCAATCTGGCGGAGTTCCTTACCATCGAGCCAGCCACGAGCCTGAACCTGACCAAACGCCAATGCGATACGGTCAAAGCTAACACCAAGACCGGAAGACATATCCGCAAGCCTCTTGGTTGTGTCATAGAGCTGGTCGTACTCAACTCCATACGCAGCCAACTGCTTAACATCTCGGTTCAACTCAGAGAACGTAAATGGCGAATTAAGAGCGAGTTCCTTAATCTGATTGAACATTGTATTCGCATTCTGCATATCACCAAGGATTGACTGGAGAGCAATATGCTGCTTCTCCATCTCACCACCAGTAGTGATGATGCTCATAGCGAACTGCTGTGCGCCGAACACAAGACCTCCCTGCAAGAAAAGTGACTTCAAATCCTGTACGGTTGAATTCAGCTTTCCTGCATGACTGTTGGCTCTCTCGAAGCCGCGAACCAAATCTGCTTGTATCCTTGCACCTGTTTGCGCTATTTCTTGTTGACGTTTCTGCTCTAGGCGAATGCCATCTCGTACCTCTTTGTTAACTCTTTCGGCAAGAGTTACGGAACGAGAATCGGAACCAATAACACTCTTTGTATTTCCTATACCAGTCTGCATGATGGTTCTAAGTTCCTTTAGTGCAGCAAGGGTAGTGGCTATTTGTGAATCTATCTTAGACGTGTCAACTCCTGCTATATTAGCAACAGCTCTTGTGTTACGCAATTCATTAAGAACATCAAACAGACGCACGTATCTTTTTCTTGCCTCTTCTGCATTGACCATAAAGTCCTTCAGTTCCTTTGTGATTACAGAAAAACCATTTCTGTTCTGGAAGTCCTTCAGCCAATCAAGTCCCATGTTTCGACCAGCATGGTTGTTAGCTAGAAGGGTTTGCTGAACAGAATACAACTTTTTGAGGTCATCGACGAGATGCGCAGGGAAGGTCATTCCCCTATTTGCGGTAGCATTCAGAAATGGCGTCATCCCCTTGCTAAGTGTGTCAATCTGCTGCAAAATATCCCTTATCTTTGCATAGTAAGCAGTCTCCCCGTTATCAAGCTTCTTTTGATTCTCTATCGCCGCGTCTGCTTTCCTTTTCGCATCTTCGCGGGCTTTTTCAACTTCTTTAATGGAGTTTTTGACTTCTTTCGCATACAACTTCGCGTCATCGATAGCATTAAGGAATCCGGCACTCTTTACGACGTCAGATGCTGTGAGTCCGGTAATAGGATGAATACCTCCGTTATTCCTAATCTGCTCTAACTCTGTTCTGTATTTCGAAAGTTCAGACAGAGACTGACGCATATTGTTTGTTGAATCAACGCCGAATAACTGAACTCCTTCACCATGACGCTTGTTAATCTCTTCAATAAAGGAAGATAACTTATGAAGTTCTCTCTTTGCCTTGTTTGCCTCCGTGGCAACACTGTTAGGGAATATACTGAATCCAGCAGATTCCTTAGACACCTCTCCGAGCATGCGGCCTATTTTGTACAACCCGTCCTGGACAGACTCCAACTGCTGGAGTTTTTTCGAACTAAAGAAATCTTCGCTTGAAAATATGCCAATGTTACGACGTAATTCTTTAACGAAGTTGTTTAGCTTTTCAAAACTACGACCTCCCTTATCTCCAATACCTTTTGTTGCTTCGGATATTGCTTCCAAAGCATTCTGTGCCTGCTTACCAGTAGAATCAACCTTGTTTAATTCTCTGATAATCTTTTTGGTTTCGTCCTCAATCCTGGACTTCAGAGTGAGCGTCATGCTCAAGTCGCCCATATTTCCGCCTGCCATATCCTGAATATTTTAAAATTAGAGTTTATTGTTTAAGTAATCAGCAAGACTTATCTTCTTGCCAACGAGGCTTCCCTCATTCTTCTTTTTCTCCATCCATCTGTCGTATAGGTCATCCATCTCCTTCTTGGTATGCTTCTTCGGACCACCTTCCTTCTTGGTCTTTGGATAGACGACAAGAGGCTGGTCTGCAACCATGATGTCAATCTGCGCCGATGAATAGCCCCACCAGTAGTCGTAGGCCGCGATGAAGTACTTACGCTGAAAGAGGAAACCGAACTTCTCTGCTAGCGAGAAGGCTGCTCCCCAGCTGGTTCTGCTTGGATAGCTTTTACTTCGCTCCTCGTCATCGTCATCATCACGTCCGTCATCCCGGTCGCTAATATGGTAGCCAGTGAGAATGCGTTCGATGGAATTTTTTTTTTAGAAACATCGAGGACTCTCAGAACATCGGTCACATCCACGTCCTTGATGTAGTAGAGCCAGCGCCAGTAGATCCAATACAGGAATCGAATCTTCCAGATGTTGTTGAGAAGGATGCAGACGCAAATCTTGACGTTGCGCTTCCATTCGTTCTTCTCCTTTGCCCTGATGTGGGAACACCTGCTCATGGTTCCCTTGCGAAGCCAGCCGAGCTTGTGCTTCTTCCCACGGAACACGAACTCGGTAGGCTCGTCGTGCAGTACGCTGTCGAGTAACTCCTGTAAGTCCACCGAAGGCTGCTCAATTTTCTTTTCTTCTGCCATGATTGTATGCTATTAAATGAAGAAGGGCGGCACGGCTGTTGATTAGCCTGCCGCCCAACGGTTTGTTATCCTGAATCTAATTACCTAAAGAAGCCTTTACTTGATTAACCGCCAATGCCTGATTCACCAGCAGCTGGAGCCTTAGTAAGCCAAGCGATGCTGCGCTTACCTGCACCCTCGATAGAACCTGAGAACTTAAACGCAACAGGCTCAGTACCAGAGTTATCCCACTGCAAGGTAGCGTAGAGAGCGATGTTGGTAATAACCATAAGGTTCTCCTTCTCGTCGTCAACAATAACGATAGTGCCCTTGATCTTGAACTTCTTAGGCTCAACAGCGATACCTGTAAAGCCGGTAGTAGCGTCGAGGGTAGCGTCACCTGTACCCTTCAGGGTAACCTTGGTCAGCTCGGTGATAGCATCCTCACCGAACATAATTGTCAGCAAGTCCTTTGCCTTTGAAGGAACAACGAACTCTACATTGAAGTCACCGAGCTCTGCGGTAGTTGCCCAGTCGCCGGCAAGACCGATAACTTTGTAGTGGTTGATGGTTGGATCATCCATAGTCGCCTTCAGCGAGTCAACGGTAACCGGAAGCTCAACCCCTGGGGTGATGTCAACTGTAGCCTTGCTCAAATCGGTAATAGCCTTTGAGTAGAGCAGATTTTTAGGACCATTGAAAATGTCCTTCATCTTGTCAATAGTTGTCATAGCCATAATCTAAAATATTTTAAATTGTTATACCTGAATACTTATCTAGTACGTAACATTCCCTGTATGATTGTCACGGAAAAACCTGCGCCGTCGTCAGCCTGGATAGCAACGTTCGGCCTGGTAACGATGATGTTGTCTGTAGAAATCGGGAATCTTTCGAGGACCGCCTTGACTTTCTTATCCATTTCCGCAGGACTGAAACCATTAGGATTCGCCGAGGAGACCTTATCTCTTACATACACCTCTATCTGGATAGTAGTAGTATAGTCGTTGTAGGAGCCATCGTAGTTCATCTCGTTGTTCCTGATTGTGTACGGAGCACTTACGACGATGTAGCTACCTATTTTGGAATCTACAGCCTTAGGACGATTCCTGGGGTACACCTTGTCGCATATACCCTTTACGGCGTTCCCTAAGTCGAAATATATCTGCTTGATATCTACCATAGCTTACAGTTTGTTAAAAGTTGAACTATTGGCGTACACTACGCAGGCATCGAACATATCTGGAAGAGACTCGTATGTGTTGTAAACTGTCTCGAAAATGCGGTTCTCCTTATCGAATACTGCATATTCAACAGGACATATCGCAACGAGTGCCCAGTCTTTCCCGGTAGATTTCACCTTTCCGATACGTCCGTATAGAAGGTTAGGACCCCACTGATGACCGCCACCGATTGAACCGGTGTAGCCTTTGTTCTCTCCTCCGTCGTAGTAGAACGGGAGATTGTATTTCTCTCCTTCTGCCAGGGTTACTCGCGTTGGTGCTTTTTCACCCTTCGAGGCACGCACCATGTAAATGAGCTTTCCTTTGTAATACACTGCTGCATAGAACGAAGTATATGCGTTACCGGTGATATTGTAGAACGTCCTGTTCTCTTTGAAATAGTTGACGGTTCTGTGAGCAAGTTCCTGCATAATCGCAAGCATCTTGTCATACGCCAGCTTTTCGACCATTGGTTTAATCTGATGCTCGAACTGCGCTCCAAGAGACAGACGCTTTCCGCTAAAGTATTTTACCATAATCTAAACCCTTGTCAAATTCCAATATACAACAGTCCTGTTATTATCCGGCTCGCAGTCCTTGACCATACCTACCTCGGTATTGTTGCCGACAGTGGAGTAGATGGTGTCGCCGTCAAGAGGACATCTTTCAGCATCCCATTCGTCATATCTGACCGGAATCGATGCCTTCCTCTTGTTCTGGTCGACATTTTTGTCTCCCTCTGTTGTGGTATCGGTGTAGCTGCGGCCTTCGCCATAGTAGAGAATGATTTCCTTGTCCTCACCAACTGGAGCATCATCATCGGCAAACGGGTCATCAGGGTCGGCTTTTCCGACGACCTTCCTCACGATCTTGATGATGTGAGGGTATCTTGGGTTTCTGATGTTTTCCTTTTCCATACGCCTTATTTGATGATGTGAGGGAGAGGTTCTCCCCAAGGAGAATAATTCGCCCTCTTTACTCCGTGGGAGGTCAACCGGAAGGTGGACTTCTTCTTGAGCATCGAATCAGGCTCCAGCTCTGCATAGATAGCGTTAGCCTCTGCCTTCATCTCGCTCCTGTCGTTGTCCGACATATCGTAGCCACCTCCCGAATGAGTCCATCCGTTATCGGAATCGGAGGTGTTGTTCACCTTGCTCGGACCAAGAACAAACCATTTCAGCATGTCGGCATAGGCAAGTCTCACCTTGTCCTTGTCGCAGGCTTCGAGGTCGATGCCATTTTCAAGCTCCCTGTCGTGCATGATGCCCAGCAGTGCCTTCATCGGCATCTCGAACTTAACCTTATTAATAAGGTAGTCGTTCACAGTGTAAATGTTCATCTCCGAATCCATAGTCATACAATCTAGTTACGTTAATAGTTCCAAGACCGAAATTAATCAGTCTTGGTAATGTCCATAATGCAATGGTCTGGGAAGTCGATGAGAGCTGGGCAAGCAGAGAACATGATGTCTGTATGCCACTCCATGTACTTACCGTTAGGAACTACTGAGTTCATGAGCAGACCGAGACCATCGTTGGTTGTACCGAACAGGGTAGAGATAGCCTTGTTACCAGCATACTCAATCAACTTACGATCGAGACTGTCTGTGCGCTCGAACTCACAGGCATCACCGGCAGGACGGAGAACAACGATGTTGTCAGACCAACCCTGCTTGTACTCATCGGTTGTATGAGTAAGGTTACGTTCCTTCTCGGTAACAATCTCGATAGGAGATACTCCCTCGAAGTCAACGAATGCCTGGATGAACTGCTCTTTGCTGATAGGCATTGTCTTGGTAGAGGCAATGTAGTTCAGCTGACGGTAATTGGTAACGAGTTCGCGGACCTCTGCGTTCTTCAAGAATACATTATAGAATGTATTGCGAGTCATCTGCCAGACCAAAGCGCCATCGAAACCACCTCGGGTCTCGCGATACTTGGCTTCCTTCTCCTTCATATAGGTAAGGATGGTAGCAGAAGGGTCAGCCCACTTCTTAGCACCGCCATTGATGAAGTTGTCACCGTATTCGATAGGGTCGATAGCCTTGTGCAATGGGGTAGAGATACCACGACCAATACCAGAGTAATCGATCTTACCGGTAGACATCAACTGAGCGGTCATAAAGTTCATTGTTGCATCAACTGAGTCGATACGGGTCTGAACCTCGTCACTCCAGTCTGCCAAGATATCGGCGTCGTTGCCGAACTCCTCAAACTGCTTGATGCGTGCATAACGCTCAACTGCGGTCTCAACATAACCAGGAGTGATGAAGTCAGGGATAGAAGCGGTGTACCACTTATGTCCGTTCTTGTCCATCTGATTAGAATCGCCGAGAGGAGCACGGAGGTCAGCCATAGGAGCTGCCTTCAGCTTGCGAGCCTTTACGTTGAATGTTGCCAAGCCATAGTTGTCGGTAGTTGTCAGGAACGAAGCGTTGTGTCCCTGTGTCTTGTACCAACCGTAGTTAGTGAAGAAGATTTCCTTTTTATCAAGGAAACTCTGCAAATATGCCGTGTTCTCCTGAGAACCGAAGAACTTGGCAAGTCGCGAATTATTAAAATCAAATTTTGCCATAATCCTGAATCAATCTTTAAGGTTAATAATTAGAGATGGAACCATCCGTTAACGCGACTCTTGTTGAGAGCCTTGATTGCAGGAGGGATTGGAGACATCCTGTCGATGTACATAACGGTGTCGTCGTTAGCAAGGAATGGGGTAAGCATATAGCGAGCACCATCCTCGAAATCGTCACCTGGAGTGAACAGGAAGTCGTAGTCGTACTGAGCATAACCGTTAGGGTTGGTTACCATAGGCTTCTGGGCGTCGCCAGCAGCTGCTGCCTCAACGAGTACCGCATCCTTTGCTACAACACCGAGTGTTGCTGACAAAGTAAGCTTCCATACGTCTGCGCCTGCCTCGGTTGTCTTCTCAACACCTGTAACCGTAACTGCTGTGCCTGTGCCATCGAGAGCGTCAGGAGCCACCATGATATTGTCTCCAATGAACGGAATATGCTTATAGCCATCACGTACAATAAGGAGAGTTGTGTCAGTAGCACCGGTCTTCTTTGCGCACTGATAAGACTTAAGAATCTTAACAGTTGCGCCTGCGTTGCCATAGATACCAGGATCATACTCCAGGAAGTCACCGGCGTAAATCTTTGCAGGACCCTTGAAAGGGTTGAGCAACTTACCACCAGTTGTAGGAGTACGGAAAGCATCCTTTGCGGCGCCAATCAACTTGACGAATACATAGCGGATACCGCCGATTTCGCCACGAGCCTGGATGAGGGAACGACCTGGCAAGAAGCCGCTACCATTCATCCTTTCACTGTAATAAGGAGAAACTGTTCCCATAATCAATAAATAAATTTGTTATCCTGAATACTGATTTTTATTCGTCCTTAGGCTTGTGTCGAGATCTGATAGTTGCAACATCATCGAACTCGTGTTCATCTACGGTTCCGGTTCCTCCGGCTCCGCCACCTCCGCTTCGAGGCTTGGTGTCTGGATTGATACCAGCTTCCTTGAGGTCAGCATTGTAAAGAACCTCTGCCTTACCGACAAGATCCTTGACATCAACTTCACCATCTGGAATCTCAAGCTTATCCAAAGCTGTCTTAACGAAAAACGAATTCAAAGGAATGTTGGCTTTCTCAAACTTAGCCTTAAGACCTTCCTTAATGGAGTTAACCAACGCCTTCTTTGCGTCAGCTGCTTCCTTCTGCTCTCGCGCCTCACGCTCCTTCTTGACTTCACCAATGAGCTTCTTTGCCCACTCAGGCATATCCTCTTCGTTAGGAATTTCGTCTTTTTCCGGCTCTTCCTCGTCAAGCTCAGTTTCCTTTGCCTTCTGACGTTCTTTCGCCTTCTTCTTGTATTCCTTAACCTGCTGAGAAACGTCAGAATGGAGATTGCCGTCCATGCGTTTCAAGCGATTTGTAACCTTGGTTACCAACTTGGCGTTTGCAGCTTCGTCTTCACCAAAATCTTCGAGTACATCATCAAGTTCTTCATTGATGGTTTTCTCGCTAATTGTCAACTTGGTACTACCGAGTTCCTTGTTGACCAATGCTAAGAGTTCTTCTCTTGTCATGTTGTTGTTTTATTAAAAATGTTATCCTGGAAGTGGTTCTTCCACTCCGAAAGTGTATAAATATACGTTTTGATACCGCAAATATACGAATAAATATGCAATTATACAAAATTATTGTGTATTTTTGCGTATAAAATGTATTTTTATGCAGAAAGATATTTATTCAGGATTAAAATTGGATAACGGAGAACCTGTATATACGCAAGAGTATATACAGTCTCTACGAGACACCGATAAGAAGCATCCCGACAAGCTGAAGATTATAGCTCAGCGTGGCGGACAGGAGCGCATGCTGTCTATAGACGCTGATATTAAGATAGTTGGCGGCTCGCGAGGTGGCTCAAAGTCCTTCTCTTCTCTCATGGAAGTTCTGAAGGATATCAAGAATCCAGACTTTCATGCGACCATCCTGCGAAACGAGAAAGATGACTTACAGTCGCTGGTAACCGACTCTTATAAACTTTTCTCCCAATTTGGAACTTACAATAAGTCTCAAAATGATATGACCTGGAACTTCAATAACGGAGGATGGCTCAAATTCTCGTACTATGCTGGAGCCTATCAGGACTTCAAGACACGATTCCAGGGACGACAGTATGCGTACGTTTGTATCGATGAGGGTACTCAGTGCCCATACAAGAAGTTCAAGTATCTCTTGACCAACAACCGAAATGCGGCTCATATACGAAACCGCTTCTGGATTACATGTAACCCTGACCCCGAATCTTGGGTACGAAAGTTCATCGACTGGTGGGTTGACGAAAACGGTTACATCATACCGGAGCGAGACGGAGTTATCCGCTACTGCTTCATGGATGGTGATACACCGGACTCAATCTACTGGGGCGAGACAAGAGAAGAGGTATACGAGCAGTGCAAGGGTATCATCGATAGTCTTTGGAAGGACAGCTACGAGGAGCTTGGATACACGAAGCTCGAAATGTTCATTAAGTCAGCAACGTTCATCCGTGCAGACGTATCAGAGAACATTAAGCTTATCTCCACCGATGCATCATATATCGCCAACCTTGCCCAGCAGGACGAAGAGCAGCGTATGCGAGACCTGGAAGCTAACTGGAACTGGAAAGCTGCCGGAGATGACATGATCAAGATGGAAGACCTTGATGAAATCTACGACAATGCAGAACAGATAGGAGATGGAAAACGCAGAGCTTCTGCCGATATTGCTTTCACCGGCGGCGATAACTTCGTAATGTGGCTTTGGGAAGGATACCATTGCAAAGACCTCATCGTGTCAAGAATCGACTCAAAGACGCTCGTTTCTGTTGTCCAGACAAGATTGCGTGAGTGGGGTGTTGAGGAATGTAACTTCACATACGACATGCAGGGCATAGGGCAGTACTTCAAGGGATTCTTCAAAGAAGCGGTTCCATTCAACAACCAGGCGGCTCCTATTCCTGCCAATCACCAAGAAGAGGAAGGAATCAAGTACTTATACAAGGACTTAAAGTCTCAATGCGCTTGGTTATTCTACAAGATGGTGAAAGAGAAGAAAGTATCCATCGACTCGCAGCTTTTGGAACGAAAGTATTCGGGTGACGGATTCGATAAAGTCCCCCTCAGACAAATTCTCCAAAAGGAGCGAAAGATGCTCCGACGTGACGAAGACGGAGATGATAGGGGATTCAAACTTATGCCTAAAAAGAAGGCAAAGAAATATGTGGGCCACTCGCCTGACTTCTTTGAGTCTTGGTTCTATGTAATGATATTCAGTTTAACAAAAAAGAAACATAAAAAGGTAAAAGGATTATGGAGAATTTAAATTTTAGAGAAATACTCGTAAAGAAACCATTCTACGAGCTTAAGCCTGACGGATATATGAGTCACGGCACTTTCTCCGACAAGGTTGGAGACAGGAGCATGCAGAACATGCCTTACGACCCCTGTGTATGGAGGGTAAAAACCCAGTCTGACTTCCTTCGTGAGTACTTCACGAGCGGACATAGAATTTGGGACGAGAAAGCATATCCTGATATTATTAAGGAAAACCCAGACTGGGATCCAAAAGACCCATCTACGGGGAGCCACTACTACAGACAGCCAATTACAAGGTGTGCTTTTGCCTTCCAACAGGTTATCGCGACGAAACATACCCTGCACCTGACCGGAAATGACATCCAATTCGAGCTTGCAGATAGCACGGATGAGCTTGACAAGGAAGAGAAATTTCAAAAGAACCTCAATGTCTTCAAGAAGGGGTGGCTTATGCATAACATGGAGATTGCATTCTTCGAAGCAGTAAGCTCTTATATGATAGTTGCTGAAACTGCAACTGTCGGGTATATTGATAAAGGAAAGTTCGGAGTCAAGGTTCTTTCATTCAAGAATGGCGACTATCTTTATCCGCATTATGATTCAATAACTGGCGAGCTTTCTGTATTTGCCCGCAAGTATTACGATTTGGATGAAGACGGAAACGCACAGATCGAGTGGGTTGAAGTATGGGATGATACCTATTATTACAGATTCAGGAACGATGTCGGAAACAAGAGCGTAACGAAGAAGGCAGTGAACCTCATTAAGGGATTGTTCGGAATGAACGGATATGCTCTTGTTGAGAAAAAGAAACATCACTTCAACTCGATACCTGTGGCATACATCCGCAACGATGAGGGCCCATGCTGGTCTAACGTTCAGAAAAACATCGAAGATTACGAGGAGGCATTTTCGTACCTTTGCGAGAACAACAAAGCGTACGCTTTCCCGGTATTCTATATTAAAGGTGATGGTGAGGAAATTTCCATCTCTGGCGACGATATGACAGGAGCGGCCAAGGTTATCGCTATGAACAACAAGGATAACGATGCAGGATTCCTTAATGGCACAGATGCTTCTGAAGCTTTCGCAACTCAGCTCAATAAGTCGTATGACCTTATCTATGAACTTTCATTCACGGTAAAGCCACCGGAGTTGAAGTCTGGTGACCTTCCAGGTGTAGCTATCAAGCTTCTCTATTCCCCAGCATTGGAGGTAGCTATGAATGACGCTCAGAAATTGCAGCCATTCCTTGATAAACTGGTTGAAATCGCCAAGTTTGGAATCGGATACGAAAACAACGCGACGGCTTCTATTGTTGGTCTCGATATCAATGCATGGATTGAGCCTTATACACATCAGAACAAGACGGAACTTCTTACAAATCTTGCAACTGCCGTTCAGAACGGATTCCTATCGAAGCAGACTGCATCGGAGCGTTGTCCTGACTTTCCAAAGAATGCCGAGTGGGAGCGTATCTTGCATGAAAAGAAGGAAGAGGATCAGCAGGACCTCCTCATGGATATACAGCGTGCGGATAACGAAACTGAGAACGCCATCGAGGAGCAGGAAGCTACTGCGAGGATCCAGAACGGAGGCAATGGAAACATTCGTACAGGTAACGGAAGGAAGGCAGGAAGGCCTAGCGAGGGTAAGAATACCGATAAATGGGGGAACAAGCCTCAAGAGAATAATTGGAAAAAATACAATCAAACCCATTAATAGCCTATGGATGAGTTAAAACGTTCTGTCGATTACAGCAGGAAGCGCTTGCAGGCAATCCGAAACTGCGAGGGCCATGTTGCTGATATCCTCTGGAAAACGACACAGAAGGTAATTACCGCAAGTAAGCGATACAGAGGCGCGGGCAGGCTCACAAACGAGTCAGCCCTGCTCTCTTACGCCAAGAATGTTACTGCTGAGGCAGAGGAGAGTATCAACAGCTACATCTCTGCTTATTCTAAGGCTTCATGCAAGATTCTCGGGATTGACAGCGAGAACATCGAATCGTTTCTCGTCAGCGACATCTACGGAAAGACGACATCTGAAAGAAACGCTGTCTATCTCGGAAACTTTGCTGAAGATATTGTAAGGATGATCAAGGCAGGCACTCTTATGGGGTATTCAGACCAGCAGCTCCTGTCTTCCATCCGCACAGGCTATAAAGACCCATATCACACATCAGTCATCACCAAGGCGAAGAGAAAGGATATCAACATCGATGTTCCTTCTTACGGAAAGGGCTACTACAAGAACGCCTATCAGAACATCGTAAGAAACGCTTCTCAGGTGATTGCTTTAGCGTGGGGACAGGCAGAACAGGAGTATGGACTGGAGAATGGAGCTGTCGGGTACTTAGTCCACAGAGGCTCATCGTATCCTTGTCCCGTTTGTGATGATTTATGTGGATATGTACATCCGCTTAACACGATGGTTATCCCCGCACATCCAAACTGTGTTTGCCGTGCCGAGTTTGTTTATAAAAAATAAGTAGTATGATAAATTCTGAATTAAATTTTACTTTAGAAGAAATTCTCCCGAAGTTCCCTAAAGAATTCCAGGAGAAGATAAAGCACTCTGTAGAGCTGCTGAGAAAGGCGGAGAAGCTTGCGCTGGCATACTCGCCTAACGAAGGCTTCTATCTATCGTTCAGTTTAGGCAAGGATAGTCAGTGTCTTTATCACATTGCCAAGATTGCAGGTGTGAAGTTCAAGGCCCACATGGGTCTTACGTCTGTTGACCCTCCCGAGATAATCAAGTTTGGCCGTGAGCAGTATCCGGACGTAGATATGATAAAGCCGAAAATCAGCATCTACAACCAGGCCCGTAAGGAAGGTATGCTCCCGACAAGACTGATACGATGGTGCTGCCGAGTCTATAAAGAGGGCATCGGTGCAGGCAATGTTGTTCTCATCGGAATCCGTCACGCAGAAAGCAGACAGCGTTCGGGTAGGAGTGAGGTCGAGATTACCAACCATAAGTACAGCGGCTCCCTTGAAGGTCTTGACGAGTTCCGTGATAAGAGGAACAGTCAGAAGCGTGGCCGTCCAACCCGGTGGGGCATTCACGAGATTAACATCACCAATGCCAGTGACGAACGTACCATCGGCTGTATCCGAGGCTACGAATCGCTTCTCATCTCTCCAATCATAGAGTGGACAGATGATGATGTATGGCTATTCTTGAATACACTCGGTATTAAGCATTGCAAGCTGTACGACGAGGGCTACTATAGGATTGGCTGCCTGTGCTGCCCTATGCACAACTATAAGCAGAAACTTGCCGACTGCAAACGCTATCCGCATATCTACAATAGTTGGATTAAAGCCATCAAGGATATCCAGGCTAGCGGAAGGATGATAGACGAAGGATTGTCGCCAGAAGAGGTGTTCGATTACTGGATATACGGCAAGTCTATCAATGTATGGAGAGAACACCGCAGGCAGCAAACGTTGAACTTTTAAATATCAAGATTATGATTGAAGAAACAAAAGGATACACATTATCCGTCGATACGTACAAGAAGGCGAAGGCTCTCAAGATGAAAGACCCTCGCTATTACATCTATGCAAGCCTCCGTGGCTCAGGTATGCCAATGAGGGATTGTTGGGCAATCGCCTTTCAGGGAGAAGGAATAGGTGTGTGGGAGAAATCTTTCCTCGAAAACGAGATGAATAAGCTAGAAGCCCAGGAGTCCGTTCAGAAGAGAATCGCAGAGGTGCAGGGAAAGAAAGTGAAGAACGAGAACGCCGATGAGCTCACCCAGGAGGAACTTATTAAGGCTACCTCGAAGGAAGAGATTCTGAGAAACCTCGTTATCGCTCAGCGCAAGCAGAAGTTTGGCTCTCCAGAGTGGCAAAAGACGACAGCCATGATAGCAGACTATTCTAAGATTAAGCAGGATGAAATTGATACGGAAAACAATGTGGTCCATTACTACATTCCTCTGTCAATGCCTCGATGCTGCGAGGACTGCATTATCTTTAAAAATGGCCAGGCGACATTCCAAAAGAAGAAGAAATAGTTAAATTCGTGTTAAAGTAACTTTGTTTTACTAGAATTTCTGCAAAACCAAGTACCTTTGCAGGCAGATATACGTTCACAGATTCGTTCTGCTGTTCGTAATTCTGTTTAATTGGTTACGAGGGGTGGTGTCTTCACAGATACCACCCCTCACTTTTATATTATGAAAGTAGAAGAAAAATGTAAATTCAATCAGGGATACTTCTCTCCGGTGATGAGTTCAAGCGCAATTCGCACCTGATCTTCAAGCATATCGTCATTAAACGTAGGAAGAACGCCGTATGATGGCAGTTTCTTCGTCTCTGCGGCCCCCAAAATGAACTGGAGTGCCTGTACTAGGGAAGTATGGTCTTGAACGACCTCAAGTAATTTATCGCTCATCCTTGCCTCCTTCCTTCTTAATCTGCTCTGCCATCTCAAGAAGAGTCTCGGCGTGTTTGTCTCGGTCGATGACTTCCTGTACAGCCTCATCGCTCTCCTTGCGAAGCTGCTCATCAGTCTTACCCTCATCGGCAGCGGCGTTCAGTCTCGCAGACTCACGGGCAAGGTATTCGTCACGAAGCTTCAACTTACCTGCCGTGTATTCTGCATCGCCAGGCAACGATGTATCCGCATACATAAGCTGAGCGAATGCCTCGATGATGTTTCCATCATCCTTGGAGAACTCATAATGGTCTCCTACAGCAACAGGAACACACTCATCGAGTGCAGCGTACATGGATGTGCCGATAGAGAACTCGATTCCCCATGTGCCGGCAATGTTCGCAATCTTGATGAAAGGCAGCGAGCCTCTCTGTAAATGCTTCTTGATATCAGCAGGGATATCCTCTCTGAGTGAAGCAACTTCTTTCTTAGACAAGCTCTTGCTGAACTTCAGCACGGTGAAGTGTCTTGTCTTGATAGTCTTTCCAAATGGTAATGCCATGATAACAATATTTTAAAGTTCAACTTTTATTTCCTTATATTCGAAATCTGTGCAAGCATAATCATCTCCCGAAACGTCTCTCCAGAAGCGTTCTTCTTTACACGTCCCGTTATCAAAGAAGAAACAATCCTTGCAAGTGTAATCAGTCTGCTCCATGTTCCAATAATTTTATTTCGTCCTGGATATAAAACACCGCCTTACGCAAGTCCTCGATGCGCTTCTCAGTCTTGGTCTTGTTGCCATCCACCTTACCCTTGCGCAAGAGATACTTGATAGCGTTCCCTGTATTGAAGTCAAGGTGTCTGCAAATATCCAAGGGTTCAACACCGCACAAATCTTTCAACCACGCGTAATGAATCGGATGCTCGACGCTATTATTCAAATTTGTATTTCCATTCATATCCTTTATATGTTTTAAGTTTCGTATTCCCTCTGGCACATTTTCCTATACCAGTCCTATTAATTCCAGTTTTTCTAGCAGCCTCAGAACAAGATTTGTAAACAGCGATTACCTTTCCTTCTTTTAACTGCCAAACCGCTTTGTCACCATCAGAATTGTGTAACCCGGTTTTTCTCGCATGCCTCATATTCTCGGAAGGAGTTACCCATTCTAGATTTAGAAACGAGCAATCGCATTTATCCCCATTAATATGGTTAACCTCCCTTTTGTTTTCAGGATTTGGAATCCATGTTTCTGCGAATAATCTATGTAAAGTTTTCAAATAAGTCTTACCATCCTTCTTGATGCTTAGTACAGGATAACCTCTTTTTCCTACAGAAGGCATTTTGATTAATCCCGTCTTCTTGTTTCTAACCCTGGCAATATTTGAAATCTCATAATCAGGGAAACCAAAAGTGGTCTTCCATTCTTCTTTTGGAGTCTCCGCCTTAATATCTTCTATTTTAATCATAAGCTTCGTTTTTAATTATATCTATAAATATCACGCTCTTTGAGACGGAGAAACTGATATGGATTGAGCCTTCCACCTTTAACGACACAAAACCTACACCAATTAGCCTTGAAGTCTATTGCTAGGGTTATTCCTGGATCGGCGTAGTTGTTGTCTGGAACTTTGAACGTCGCCCAAACATAACCGCGCTTAGAGTCGATCTGGTCGACAATTCCGCAAACCATATTGTCATATTGAAAGACTCTGTTTTTGAATATTTCCTTTTCTTGCTCTTCGAGTTCTTCGATAAGATATGACGCAGGCGCAATAAACACAGTTCCTATGTGGGTATCTTCGTAATTCATAAGCTATTTCTCCTTATCTTTTAATTCAACGAAATTGCCAATACCCAAACGAGCCTTGTTGATGCAAGACGCAATCCAACCAATCAGATAGGCAGAAGGCTCGCCGCCGTGTTCCATACCAATATCATCCTCGATGTTATCGCAAGCATGAGAAGCTTCATGGCAACAAACCCCCATCTTCATAGAATCCTTGCTTGCAAAATTAATAAATGAACAAAGCCTCTTATTCTCCTTTTCTCTAACTGTATCGTAGGTTATTGCGTCAGAATTAGAGAAATCAACCTTCAAAACCTCGCCATCTCTACCTTCAAAACACTTATTAGCGTCTTCTTGGCTCATGCCAATAGCGACACATAACAATCTCGGATAGATAACAGGGTCGTATTCGTAATATCCTTTCTTCTTCATATTATCAACTATTTCTGTTTTGATACAATCTCGATAGCAGACAATAATGTCTTTTCGCTGATACCTTTTCCACTACCAACACCATCCTTCTCTATTCTTTCAAGAGATTTCTCAATAGAGCAAAAATCATCCTGAGAATTACTTATAAAGCCATCAAGTTCTTCACTTACACTACTGATACCATCGTTGGCTTTTTTAACAATAGCTTCAAGACGATCGAAACGCTTGTCGATATAATCTTTCAGCCTTTCTTCGTGCTCTATAATAGTTGCAGAGTTTGAGATTTTCCCATTCCCCCAGTAATTATCTACGAATGCGTAATAATCACCTTTTTCATCGCTGTGTTTTTTGCCAGATACGACTCTTAACGCAACGAAATTTTCTCCATCCATTACCGCATACACTCCTTCTCCAAATGGATATAGTTCGGCTTTTTCTGCATCCTCCCTACTTCCGTTTTCTTTGTATGCGACCTTTCCTAAAACGTTAACTCTAATTTCCATATCTCAACTATTTATAGTGTAACCTACCAATATGCCACTTTGAACAAACCTTGCACAAGTAAGGATGCCAGCCAAGTGCCTTCAATCTCGGATTCTGATTCAAAAATTCCCAAGCATCATCCTCAGTCTCGTATGCGACCTTCGCCTTCCAGGAATGAACCTTCCTGGTCCAATGCTCAGGGTCCGGCTTGAACGGAGGAACCTTGTTCGGATTGTGATGTCTTCTCATAATTAAAAAGCTGTATGTCTCGTTCTACGTATAGCTTCTAGCCTTTCACGAGCAGAAAGCCGTCTTTCAAGCGAAGAATCGAACTTTTTGGCTATCTGCTCGAATTTGAAAACCATTAGGTCTTCCTCAGAAACCTTCCACATCTTCTTCAGCCACTCGTTATTGAGGCGCTCTGTGGTTTTTCTTATTCTGTCGCCGTAGAGGATTTCGAGCAGCAGCTCGTTTAAGCCTTCTCTGCATTCAGAATCAAGAGTGAATTCGCCACTGAAACTTGGTCCGTCAGCTTCATCTACTCCTCGAATGTAATCTTTATCGAATGGATTGGTGGCGAAATAAAAGTCTTCACCTGCACCCGGAGGCAAATAATATACATCTTCCATAAGCTACAAACATTTAAATGAAACACTGTTCAACGTTCTGTTCACCGCTACCTCCCTCTCGTTACACATGGTTCTCATGCATTCCAGGGCATCCTCGCGGACAGCAGTCATAATCTCGCTCATCGAAGCAGTGGCCGGAACAATATTCCCGTCAGCCTTCTTCTTCGTGATACGGGAGATAATCTCCTTGATATATTCCTTGTCTATCATAGAAATCTGTTTTATAACCGTTAATCATCAGGCTGAATGAAGCTCTCCGGCTGCTTGATGTCCTCCTCACCACGCAATTTATTATTCACGTCATTGATGAGAAGCTCCTGCTTCAGATCAATCATCTGCGCGCCGTACACCTGATACGTCATTCCTCCCTGCGACCTCTTCTTGAAGAAGCCGTGCTTGTCGCTCATATCCCGTCCGAACTTCTGAATCGTAGGGATATCCTTATCCTCGACATCGTTGGCCTTGCAGAACTCGACGAACCTCTCATACATCTCCTTGGCAAGCATGCACTCCGAAATCTCGCCCCTCGCCTCTGGGCTGCACCTCATATCATACGCCCTTATCCAGGCATATATAGGATTGCTTCCTAGAAGAGAGATGAGCAGCTGCCTCCTGCTTCCCTCAGCTGCCGGGAACCTGTACTTCCTGCTCCTCAGCTCCATCGCGCCGCGGAATATCCAGTTGAACACTCCGCTCAGCTCTTCACGGATGATCTTGCTAGCCAGCTCCGGGTCCTGCCTCTCCTTTGGGATGGTCACGTCGAAGCTCACGTACTGCAAGCGCCTGATGAATCCGAGCGAAGCATCGTCTGGGAACGGAAGTTCATTGAGGTTGAAGATGAGGTAGGGGATTGAGTTCCCCTCCAGGATATCCCTGCCGAGCTTTCTCATCGGGACGGGCTCGCCACTCACGAGTCTCTTGAACATTCCGGTATTCTTCCTTCCGAACTTCTTCGGGTCGGAATCGGAAGACCAGTTGAAGATGGCGTTCCTGATGGGATACCTTCCCCTCATTCCCTCGTCACCGTCGGCAGTGAGGTCGGCGTAGTCCATCTTGCTTATCCTGTCCTTGCCGAATATGTTGCAGGCAACGTCGAAGATAACACTCTTTCCGTTGGCTCCCGTACCGATGAGCAGGAGACACAGCTCAATCTTCGATGACTCCTTCCCCTCGTACGGATTGTATGCAGTACCTCTCTGTATGAGACCGAGGCCGAGAAACATCTGGAGGATCATCCTCGATGTCCTGTCCGGAAGGACCTCCTTGATGAAGTTCGTCCACCTGTCACACTTCGCCTTCGGATTGTAGTCGTATGGGTGGTAGTATGTGACATGGTACTCGGGAGAGAACGGCATCACGTTCGGGTACTTCAGTCCGCTTCCGAAGTCAACCACTCCGTTGGCGAATGCAACGATATCGAAGGTCGGTCTCAGTATGTTGTAGCACTCTATCACCTCCATGAACGACTTGTTCATCACCGTACTTATGCCTAGCATCGGAGCCATGGCCAGGTCGAGGAGCAACAGCTGGTAAGCCTGCTCAAGTACGATCTTCGGAACAGCTTCGTATATCTTGCCGTTGAACATGTAGTACGAACCGCCATAGTACTTCGCCGGAGCCTTCTTCGCCAGACGTCTCATTGACCTGATGAAATTAGACTTCAGCTTGTTGTACTTCTCAGAGTTTGCCTTACCCCAGTCTTGACAACGGAGCTCTTCGAAGCCGTACTCGTCATGCCTCGAAAGGTCCAGCAGCTGAGCGTGCAATGTGTCTATAGCTATACCATTTTCCATTTATGTACAATAATAATATTAATTTTCCGTTATTGTGTAGGATTACCCCCGATAAACAGGGACTTTCTGACGGATAACACGTGTCAGCTCGTCCTTACAACATGTCGACTATAAAATATCGACAATACAAAGATACGGAAAATATCCTGTAGATATGCTATAACCCTAGTAAATAAAGGGTATAAATATACATATTGGATATACATTTAATGAATAATAGATATACATTTATGGTTTTGTTCACCAAAGCAAGGGTTAATGTTGTCAAATGTTAAAAATAGACAGATGAATGAATATGCATAAAAATGCTTTTGATAATAAAAGTAAGTTTATGTTACAAGTAGCCTAAAAAATCGGAAGAAAAAATTTTTAGATGAGGTGACTACTGCGCTGATTTATGGCTATATAGGGGGTGTGGGGGTCTGTTTTGAAAAGATAGGACAACTTATGTTAGTTTACACTATATAAACGAACGTGAAACATCGATTTTAACACTTTTTAACATTGTTGGTTTATATTATAAACTAACTTTTGTAACTCCTTAAATATCAGTAACTTATAACGTATTTTAATTCATTCTTTTTGTATAAATATACGCCGTGAAACATTTTCGTTTGATGTAGTGTACCTAAGTAAAAGAATGTGACACGATTTTCTAACTGGTTAAATGTTAAAATATTAACACTTGTTATCTATATAATTACATATATGCAACTATACAAGCTATTTTCTTTATTTATGTACAAAGTGTTAAAACCTATAAGATATTATATATCAGTTTATTACGTATCTTTCGTACATTAACATTTAACATAAAAAACTTGCAAATATCAAAAAAAAGTAGTATCTTTGCAGTAGAAAAAAAGAGATAGAAACACTATCTTATAAGTAACATTTAAACAAATTTAGGTATGAAAGATTTAAAAACAAAAGGTGCTCAAGGTTACGAGCACACGAGCACAAAGGTAGCTAGTTATGTTAGCGAGTGCAAGAAAAGTGCAGTTTTAGCACAGAGTTTAGAGGTGCTCAATAGTTACCGCAAAAAGCTATTGAGCGAGTGCAGCGACAAAGAAGTAGTAGAGGCAAAAAAAGCCCTTGAAACTGCTAGAACTAACTACAATAAGCTAGCTACAAAGTACGTACTTTCAGATAGTGCGTATTGCAACCTACAAACGGAATGTGTGCGCACCGCCGTTAGTGAGTTTTCACGTACGCACAATTTGCCTAATTTCTTTGCTTGGTTTGATAATAACGGCAAAGATAAACAAACGTCTATTATAGATAGTTTGCAGCGATTAGGTAGCAAGTTGTCAGATTTACACCACAAATTTGTAGGGGGTGCAAAGGTAGCTAAGAAAAAGTCTGAAACTATCACAGATTTACAGAAACAAATTGCAGATTTACAGGCTAAATTGGCAGCTGCACAGAAGTAAGTAACTAGATAGGTAGCTAGAAACTACCTATCTTTTACCCCTTGCATTTTCCCCACTGACTATCTGATAGGTAGCCAGTGGGAAATTTACACCGTACAAATTCCGTGCGGTGCGGGTCGTCGTACCCTTATTTTTCCCACACGATTTTGGAAACCTTGTCGTGGTGTGTGGGCTTAACTCAGAGAGAGAATTTATTCTCCCTCAGGGGACTAATTGCCAAAATTTCAGAGAAGTATCTCAGTAAATCGAGAGTGCGAGAGGCACACCGAGATGGGAGAGAGTAACGAGTTACTCAGAGACATCCATCCGAGAGATACGCAAAAATTCCTGGCGTGAGCGTCGAATGAGATGAGACGGCACGACGGCTAGGGAATTTGTATCATCTAGCGAGATGAGAGTTCTAGAAAGAAATCATAATTCATATTCTATATGGTGTTGTGAGCCGTGCGGAGTGGTTATCCGTGAAATCACCGTGGATAATGTAGCTATATTCCACGTGAGGTATATCCGAAAAAAGAGAGCTATCTGAAATGTGTTGTCAGTTGGCACAGGTAACGTAATAGTTTGCAGCGAGAGAAACTGACTGGATGCAGTCCATAATAACTGTAGGGTGTGAGCCACGTAGTTAAGACGATAATGATAAAACGTGGTGCAAAGATGCACATCCTGGCTAACGGGGCGGCGAGAAATCTCCGCCCTACAATTACAAACCATTTAAATATTAGAAATTATGAAAGAACAGATTTTGAAGAAGATAGGAAAGACGCTTGTGCGTATTAATGTAACAGACCAGAGTGCAGAGGATGCCTACGATGAACTCGTTAACAGCAGTCCTCGCCTGTTTGGTATGCTTTCCAGTATCTACAGACTGAATGATGAAGAAGAAAGATTCGCTTGGTCTGCTGGAATAGCCTAAAATCTCCCTACTTTTGTAGGGAACAATAACCAAAATTACAGAATTATGAGTACGATGAGAATTAAATGCCTCGATATGAAAGAGGTTGAGAGTATCATTGCAGATGCTCAGGAGAATTTGAGTCACGTAGAATTCGGGTCTTTGCAGAATGGTGTGCTTACATTATTCTGCGTGGCGTGAGCCTAAAAATCCGTAGCCAGTACGATAATTGTCGTGCCTGGCTACGGAACAATTACCAATAAAATATAGATATGAAAGCAAGACAGATTATTTATTCAAGTACGATAATTGTGCTTGGATTTATTCAGACATCGCCAATATTCATTTGCTTGGCAAGTACGATAATTCTCCTGAATGTGCTTGGAATTCTTTACGGAATTCTGCTTGTGTATATTTGGAGCAGTACGAAAAAGGGCAAGTGGTATTTCCGTGAGCTGTGGCGATCCACGCTCCGCTTGGAAAGTTTCATACTGCCTGGAGTTTCGTAAATCTAGAAAGTACGAAAATTGTGCTTGGAAACATTTGGCTAAATTCTGCTTGGAGAAATCCAGGCAGTACGATAATATAACCAATTAAATTACAGAATTATGAAACAGAGAATTTTTATCGCAGTGTTTGTTATCGTGTGTCTTGCACTTGTAGCCGTATCCATTGACAGCGTGAACTGCCACAGAGCGAACGTGATGCTGAGAAAGACGGTTATCAGCCAGGCAAATGAGATTTCAGAGCTTAACGCCAGTTACACAGCAGAGGGACCTACAATGTTCGTAGATCTCGGAAAGTAGCCAAATCTGAGAGGAGTTTCTGCTCCTCTCTTCTATTCACCAAAAATTATAGATTATGAAGAAATTAGAGAACCCAGAATGGCAGGAGCGCATAGAAGATTTGTGTATCAATATTCTGCCTAGATTGCAGGAGATGCAGCGTGATACGTTCGGTATCGAGTTTTTCAACCTAGAAGTAGGTGTAGGCACTAGCGGGCGATACATTTCTGTGTGTGCTTCCATCATTATTGACGACGAGGTTCTAGACAGTATTTCTCTGCATTTGTCTATTTTTGACAGCCGTGAGCAGATAGAGTCTGATTTAACAAGCCTCACGAACTTCATCAAGGAGTACTTAGCCTGAAAATTGAGGGAGTTTCATCTCCCTCTCCTATAAACCAAAAATATTAGAATTATGACAGACGGAGACAGAAGGTTCCTTGCCAGGCTCGTAGCGAGCCACAAGGCAGTTATCAGCGAGGAGTGTGCGAGAAAGAAGCTCGACAAGAGCGAGTATTACAGACGTGCCTCTCGTGTGGACAAGAAAGCTCAGGAGATTGAGCGTGCGTACATGCGTCCTAGAAGATTTTAGCCAACATTCTGTGCAGCCTATCTGCACAGAAACCATGTTTAACCAAAAATACAATAGATATGGAGTATATTAAGAGGACAGAGAACAATACGCACGTTGACGTGTATTTCGATGGAGAAAAGTATGTATTCATCAACGCATTCCACGGATGTGTGGCAGTTGCGAGAAGAGAAGGACTCGTTGAGTTCACTAATGACGGATACATGGCTCACGTCAAGTTCAAGGTCGAGAAGACGAGATGCACCATCAGTAAGAGAACTATAGATGGCGCCATTCACAAGATGGAGAACAGATACATGAGCACAAACGTTGAGTATGAATGGGAGGAGGTTGACAGAGATAACCTGCCTTATGCTGTGAGCGTGAAAGTAGAGGAGCGCTAAGCCAAAAAATCCTGCGTGGAGACACGTAGGAGCTATTATTAACTAAATATTCAAAGGATATGAAAGAAAGTATTGAGGCTATGCTGTGGGATTTCATTGTTGATAACAATATCGCCACAGAGGACGAGGTTAGACTTGTCACGGCTATAAATGGCTTGAACGAGGAAACGATGACAGACATTATTTATGCCAAGACAGGACTACGAAGTTACGAGCAGTGTAAAGATGAAGGCTACTCCGGCACAGATGAGCTTGACAGCTATTATTGTCTTGACGAAGACGAAGAAGACAATGAAGAGGAGGATGAAGATGAAGAAGAGTAGTATTTGCCTAAAAAGGTGCGCCCATGTCTAAGCGTGCCTTCTATTGTTTAACCAAGATAAATTATTTGAATTATGGCGAATAAATATCAGATCACAAACCAGAAGCAGCTTCGTGAAGCATTCTGGCAGTTTTGCGACGAGTGTGGTATCGACTACACAGGCAAGAAGACAAAGTTCAACCTTGACTTGAATATGACTTTCAACGATTGGAAGGACGGATTGCAGAAAGATGGTGTGATAAGCGACAAGCTTTGTTTCAGAGCACTTCTGTATTAAGCCAAACCAATCCTCACTCTCACGGGTGGGGATTTCTATTAACCAAAAAGATTGAAATATGAAGAAAATTGAGATTACGAGAGCTGGCATGGGCGAGAAATGCCCATGCCCGAAGTTCAGCAAATTACTGGCAAAAGGCTACATAATGTGCCATCGCTGCAAGCATTATGCTGAAATTATCAGTGAGACAGAAATAATGTGTAACTATAATTCATCTATAATTATGAGTGAATTAGAGAAAATCCTGAATGACGATTTGCTGAAGTGTGAAATCGTCGAGTCAGCAGAGAATGCGGCAAGACGCGTGGATCTCATCAAGTGGACTCACGACAATACATTCTCAGTAGCTGAGGTGAATAAGGATACCGGCAAACTAGAGGTTACAGATGTTCCTGGGACAGATGAGCTTGAAGCATACAAGCATTTCTACAGAAAATGTGGCGATATCGCCATAATTAGCTAAAACTCCCCACGATAATGTGGGGAACCATTACGAACCATTAAACAGATGAATTATGGAAAAGAATATTGTAGAAGTTGTTATGAACAACAAGGGTGAAGTTATCGAGAAAGTAGCCGATTATATCGGTGTAAAAAGCTTTGCCGCAGTTATCGAGAGCCTCTATCGTGAGTGTCTTGAAAATTTCGATGACGCAGAGGATCTGGAAGAATACATTGCTGATGTATTCGAAAAGAATATCCAGTCCCTTGCATGGGAGTTTACCCACAAGGTAAACAGAGAGATGAAGAAATATCTCCATCTTGACGACCAGCGCATGGATGGAAATTTTGCCAATCTGTACAACGATTATCCCAGACACGTTACAGGTACGTTCTGGGCGACGGACTACGATGGCGACGATTACTACGATTTGTATCCTGCTATGGTAGCCAGACTTGATGCCGCAGAAGACAGCGAGCAGGCGAACAAGGACAGAGCGTACCTAGAGGAATGGTATTTCAAAGCCTTCGGTACGTACAACATCGAGTACAATTTCTCGAACGAGCTTGAAGAGATTCACTCTATGATGGAGGAAGATTATGAGGAAGCCTAACAATATCCCCTAGCATGGGGATATTCAATGTTAAACCATTTAAATGAGATTAGATATGAGTTACGAATTTGCAAAGAAGGAAATCGGTGATTACAGAATCACCATTTACCAGGACGAAGATGCTGAATGTCCTTGTTCTGCTTGGGATTTGGCTGGTGTGTACCTTTGGGATTATTCCGGTTGTGGTCGTGGCAGATTAAGTGATGCCTGCAACTGGGAAGAATTGTTCGGGAAAAACGACACCAGCAACCACAGCTTGGAGGATGCTCTTCGTGAGCTTGTCTATAAGTATGTTCCACAGAATCGTCTTGTGAAATATCTGAAGAGCAACAAGCACAGCTCTGCTAAATTATCGTATAACAGAAGCTCTCGTATATGGGAACTTGATTGTTATGACAGCAGAGCAATGGGTTATACTTCAGAGGAATTTACTCCAGACGAAATCAACAACTACGACATGAGAGCAGAGATGATTGAGCCTATGAATAGCGAGGAATTAATTGAGCTGCTTCACGATATAGCTTACGATATAGTCGTGTACGAGTGGTCCTCTACAGGATACTGCCAGGGTGACTACGTAAAAGGAGTTGCCTATTGCGACAAGGAGCGTTTCAAGAAGATGGTAGATGAAAATACCAAGGACTGGAAGAATCGTGTTATCACTTTGTTCGAGGATGAAGTCAAGAACATCGGTATGTGGATGTGGGGCGACGCGAAATGGTATATACTAGAAAAGAAACGTCCATACACCAAATTGTACGAAGACGGAGAAACTTCAGAATCCTACGAGTGGGAGCTGATTGATTCCTGTTGCGGAGAGTACTTCGAAGATGCTGATGACCTCATCGAAGAGGTTATCAAAGAGCACGGCTTACAGCCGAAAGATGCAGCCTAACCAAGGGGAGCTTGCATGCTCCTCTTCCATTAACCAATTAAATAGAATAATGGGAAAGATTACAATTTCACAGAAGGGAAGTAGGACAATCTCCAGAGTGAACAGAAGAATCGTGTGCTATCGTGACGGGCACAAGTATTGTGTGGGCAAGCCATCATCTGGCAGCACCCATATCGAGTTTGATGCCTTGTCCGAGAATATCGCACACGAGAGATGTATGGAGATTTGTGAGCGCAGAATCTATGCAGAGATGAAATATCAGAATCCTGTCGCATACAACGCACGCAGAGTATTGAACGCATTAGCTTAAAGATAGCCTCCGGGCTATCACTATTAACCAATACAATAGAATTATGACATACGACGAGATTATCAATGCAGTTGAGAATGGTGCTAAGTTTACCATCAACTTCCAGAAGAGAACATGTAGGGTGAATGGAAAGATAGTGATGTCCGAGGAAGATAAGCCGAAAGATACACCTTACCTGACACATGCAGTAGTTCTGTTCGCGATAGAACAGAGATATAAGGCATACAAGCATTCTGTGCCTTCGGAACGCTCTGAATCCCATCGCCGCTACTACTTCAAGGCTTTGCCTGAGAAAGAGCTCTCAGACGAAGATATGATGTATGGTGAGCGACGGGAGGTAGCTAGATGTAAGCTGGAGCTATACATACTGATTCAGCTTCTCAGAGGCAACCTCGCATGGGAGAACAGATGGGGCAGATGGTTCTGGAAGTCAGAGAACGACAAGGATCTGATTATCCTCAGAGACTGGATTGAGCCAAACAAGGGTGGGGCGTAAGCCTCATCCACTAGAGTTAAATAAATTTTTAGTAACCAATTTAAAATAATTAGAATTATGAAGCAGATTGTAACAATCACTGGTGAGAACTTGAACATCGTAACAAAAAACGTAGAGGCTACAGCAGCTACCCAGAAGACCAAGGCGCAGATGCGTCTCGAAGCTCTTAAGGCTGCAGGCGTTGATACTAGTAAATATTTCCCTCTCGGTGACGACCAGCTTATCAAGATCGAAAATGGCGCAGCAGTTCCTGTAGACATGGACGATGCGACCATCGATGCTGTAGGCAAGCAGATTGTCGAGGGTGGATACGTAAGTAACTGGAAGCTCTTCCGTCGTTGGGTGATGAGCCAGATGTTTCACATGTTGCGAGACATGGAGAAGGACGGCAAGTCATTCGACGAGGTGTTGCAGAAGAAAGGCTACGAGTACCAGTGGCGCATGTTGGAGAACGAGCTGTATGCTCAGATGAAGATGTGTGACCACAAGGACTACGAGAATCTCAAGGCGAGAAACCGCTGGTTCAACGGAGTTGTAGCACACGACATGGCTATTGACTACATCAGCAAGCTCCGCAGCTATATCGACGACAAGTGCATCTACACTGTCAAGGAAGACAAGGATGGAAAAAAGAAGAAGACATACAAGCATACCTGCAAGGGTAATCCTTATATCCGTCTTCAAAACGAAAACATCTTCGTCGCTGACTTGGAGAGAAAGGTATACAATCCTCTCCGTGACCTTGCCAACAAGATGAGTGCTGTAGAAACCTACAAGGAACTCTACGATGCCGTTCGCAAGTTCAACAAGAACCGCAAGCATCTCGCGTGGGATACCAAGCAGGCTGATGCGTTCATTACTGCCTACAAGGGTTCAGGTTCCTACTACACGATGAGAAACCTCATCATGTTCCACGGAGCAAGATTCCTGAAGAACGGACGAAAGATGTCAGAGACAAATTCTCTGAAGGAACTTGAGTCTAAAGCCAAGCTCTACGATGAAGAGGGTTGGAAGATGCTCGGTGTACTCAAGCAGCTTATCAAGGACAATAATATCAGCGTCCAGGGCAAGATTCTTGAATGGAAGAAAGCCAAGAGCGAGAATAAGTAATCATCAGTAAGACGTAAGGTTCGCCGCCTGAAGAATGGTGGCCCGGCAGCAATTCACAAGAGCTTCTTCAACGAAGGATCTCCTCCAGTCACTACTGGAGGTAATCCTTCGAGCTAAAGCTCTCTAGATCGAACTTATAGAGTAAGGCGCCAGCCGGGGACCATTCTAGCCAAAAGTCGGTTACTGATTCGGTAACCGATTCAATGTTTAACCAAATAAAATGAGGAATTATGAAGAAGATCAAGAAGATAATCTATGTAGACAAGCTTACTCCAGCACCCCTTGACAACAAGAATGTCATGCTGGACTGGTGGGAAGAGAATATGTTCGACGACGGAAGCTACGCATTCTCAGGTAATACGTATCTAGGATTCATTGCCGGTGTTCCGGTAATGGCCACCGTAAAGAACAATGTTGTCGAGCTGAAATGCATCCCGCAGCCCTACAGAAGCACGGACAAGCTTGATGATTTCGGAAATGCAGTCATAAAAAACTTGACTGAAGACGAATGTCACCTAACGACCTACATGGTTCCGGCGTACAAGCAGTACATAGATGACGAGCGTGAGGGAGACGCAAAACTACTAATATCGTTCTCCATCTACGAAGATGAAGCTACGATTTCATTCCACTGGAATGTACCGAAAGATTAGCCAAAAGGTCAGTCGTTAGCAGCGGCTGACTACTCATATCATAACTAAATTTTGTTTAAATGGTTCAAAGCCGGTCTGTCGTGAGACACGCCGGTTTTTTGTTCCCCAAGTTTAACCAATTAAAATTTTGTGAATTATGGCAACAGCAAGAAGAGGAACAAGAATGCTTAAAGCTTCCGACATTATGAAGAGAAAGGGTATTGTCCAGAAACAGATGGACATGAACAAGTTCAACGAGGTTATAGAGAATTTCTTTATGACCCACGAGCCTAAGGATACGATTCTCCTTACTCCGAAGAGATTCATCGAGATGGATAACCCGCCAGAGGGTGACTTCATTGACTATCTCGATATCAGCGTGTGGGAGAAGAAATGCGATGATCCGGATGACCAGTTCGACTTCATCGACTATCAGTTCATGAAGAAGAACGGAATGCTCCGTCCTATCCTTATGGTGAACGAGCCATTCATCGGCAATGCTGCCGGGTGGCTGAGAGATTTTTGCGGATTCACTGTGAAGAGCAGAACACGAAAGAAGAAGAAGGAATACATCGTGTCTCTGCCGGTTTGACATACTCTCACCCCTGAAGGGATGAGATTCTTGGATGCAGGCGCACATGCGCCCTCCTTGCGGAAGGTGTCTTACTTGTGCTCTCCAATTCGGCAATGCCCTGCCGAAGAATATTCTGGGCAGCGAGAAGGTCACGGCTATGGACTGCGCCACACTCGGGGCAAGTCCATTGCCTATCCTTCAGCTGAAGCTGCTTGTTTACATATCCGCATGTACACGTCTTTGATGACGGGTAGAATCGGTCAATCTTATGGACGATGACACCATACTTGGAAGCCACGTACTCCAACTTGGTGACGAACTCACCGTGTGCAAGATCGCTCATCTTCCTGCCCCACAAGGCTGTCATGCCGGTGAGCTGGAGGTCTTCGATGAAGATACGGTCGTACTGCCGGCATAACTGATGGGCGAGCCGCCACTGGAAGGCGTTGCGCTGGTTGACAACCTTCTCGTGGTGTCTGTCGAGATCCTGACGTTTCCGTTCCCGGTTATGGGAACCTGGCACACACTTCAAGAGGTTCCGCGACTTACGCTGCAACTGGCGCAGTCCGCTCTTTAGAAACTGCGGGTTTTCAACCGTGGTTCCGTCGCTCATCGTCATGTAGGTCTTTAGGCCAAAGTCAATGCCTACGGATGCACCATTGTGTGTCTTTCCGAGGCTGACAGGGGCTTTATCAAGCACCATGATGATGAAATACTCTCCCAGTGGACTGCGCTTGACGGTGAGGGTCTTAACCTTGCCGTCGCAAGGTCTGCTCAGCGAGAATTTGAAACGCTTCTTTATTCTGTTTATCGTCAGCACGTTCCCGTTGATGGAATAACCTCCTTGTCGGAATACAAAAGAGGAGAAATCCTTCGCCCGTCTAAACTTTGGAGGTCGTGCTGCCAGATGCTTAAAGAAACGCAGATATGCGTCATCGAGACGGTCAAGAATCTCCTGCACCGTCTGCGAGTGCAATAGGTTTCGGTTGATGCGCTTTGCGAAATGCTTACGCATTCTGTTTATGCCGATATATTTGCCGTACATGCGGTAGTAGCGTTTCTGTAGCGCGAGTGCATGATTCCACACAAAAGCAGCCTCGCGGAGCATCTTATCCAGGTGCTTCGTCTTATCGGTGCGATAGAGTTTGTATTTGTATGAAATCATAAGCAAACGTTTTATGCTTACAAATATACAACTTTTTCTTCAACTTTGCACATAAATTCAGAAAAATATGCACTTTCATCCCACACCTGAAGGTAGTGGGTATTCCCGCGCTAAATATCGTAAAGCCGAAAAATGCGTGGAACATTATTGTTTCACGCTCCTATTATTAACCAATTAAAATTAAAAATATGAATGATTTTTTAAAATTAGCAGAGGATTTAGGATGGAGTTATAATGTTGACGATACACCTAACGAAAGAGGTGAGGTTTGCGTCGAGTTAGAGAAGTATTCCCCACAAGACCAAGACTTCATCGCCACAATTTGGTTCGAGAATGGCAATAAGTCTGACTTCATGGATAAGTTGTATCAATATTATAGCGACTTCGATCCTGACGAGGAAGCCAGTAAATGGATTGGCGAGGATGGGCATGGCGCTAACGGCGCGCCATACAAATTATCGGATATTTTGCAAGATATGGAGGATTGCAAGGATATGCTACTAGATTTATGGCACGAGTATTTTTACGATGAGTACCCAGAAAATCGTCCAAATGAGACCGACGAAGGGAAGCGACTCGCAGGAGAAATCGAGGAGAAATCCGGAAAGCATTACCACTCGTGCTCTCTACAGAATTATCAGAGCGGTAAGTACGGCGTTATCATTGATGGCTGCCAGAAGTTTCTATCGGAATGCAAGGAAGAGACATTAGCCTATATGAAAGGCGTGCTTACGGGCCTTGATATCGAAAGAAAAGACTAAGCCAAACAAGCCTGCCGGAAACGGCGGGCATCAAGTTAAACCAAAATTAAGATTATGGATAGAAAAGTATTGAAAGACAAGATTGATGAGTTGCGTTCAACAGCCAAGATGGAGCTAGCATGCACCATCCGTGAGATTATGAGAGAGCACAATGTGCAGAAGAAAGAACTTGGCTGGCCTGTAGTTATCAACAATAGCTGTCTTGTAGATGTCGTAGAGGTAGGTAGTAGAGATGCCGATATCCCGTTTTTCGTCATAAACGTTGGTGTTGGCTACTACAAAGAGCCTCACAAGGTAAGTGCATTGGACGATAGCGTATCGGTTGAGCTACTCGCTGATATTGCGACAGGGTTGAACAACGAACTGAGTGGATACGTCAGCACTTATGTGGCAAAGTGCAGATTCATCTATGACGACGGAACTACGGCCGACATGGATGAGCCTTATGTATTCCTTGCAGAATCAGAAATAGATGCCAAAGATAAGGCAGACGACTATGCAGAGGTATGGAATAACTGGAATGAAGATACGATAGAAC